CACCGAGGTGCTGCAATCCGTCGCGTCGTGGACGGCGTCGATCCTAACCGAGCAGCTCATCCCAGCCATCGTCCGGCTGAACTTCGGCAGCGTACCGGCCGAGGACATGCCCTACGCCGAGATCACGATCCCTCGCGTCAAGGACACCAAGGCCGCCGCTGAGCGGTTTAAGATCCTTGTCGAGACCGGCGTGAAGATGCCGGCGAAGTGGGTCTACGAGGAGTTGGAAATCCCGGAGCCGGTGGACGGCGAGCCGATCTTCGGTGATTATGACGAGATCGAGGACGACATCCCTGACCCTCTCGACGCGCTCGCAGCGGCCCGCCTCGACGAGATCGACCTGCAACCGACCGCCGAGATGGCAGCGAACGCGCAGGAGGCGCTGGACATCCGCCGGACCAAACCCGCCAGCGAGCGAGGCATGACCGCCGTCGGGATCGCCCGCGCCCGAGACATCGCCAACCGGACCACCCTGACGCCCGACACCGTGCAGCGCATGGTCTCGTTCTTCGCCCGCCATGAGGTGGACAAGAGCGGCGAGACATGGCCGGCGAAGGGCAAGGGCTGGCAGGCATGGCACGGCTGGGGCGGCGACGCCGGCTATCGCTGGGCGAAGTCGAAGATGAAACTCATCGAAGCAGAATGACCAAGGCTGACCTCCGCGAACTTGCTGCCGAATGGCTCGCTCCGATGGACGAGTTGCTCGGCGACTTGATCGAGCAGAGCCGCACGCTCACGCCTGGCGCATTCAACGCGCTCGTCGACGAAGCCGTGCAGCGGGTGCCGCGGATGTTCTACGAACTCAACCAGCAGGCCCTCGCCGACGCTCTCGAAGCCGAAATCGGCGAGGCTGTCATCCGAGGGATCGAGCCGAATGTCTAAGCTCACCGTCAACGTCACGATGACCGGCGACCAGCAGGCCAAGCTGGGCATCATCCGGCTTTCATCTACCGCCGCCAGACGCCAAGCCATCGGTGACGGCGGGCAGGCCGCGCTGGCTGTGATCAAGGGTTACTACCAAGCCAAGGGCCGGCCGTTCTGGGTCAACCCCGCTCTGCCGACTCACGGGCCGGGGCGGAAGCTGACGCAATGGTGGCGCTCGACGGAAACCGCGTGGGCGATGCGGCAACCGAACAGCTTCAGCGTCAACTTCGTCAACGGCACCATCGGCCTCGCCCACAAGGTCACCGGCGGAACGATCCGGGCGAAGCGGAATAAGTTCCTGACAATCCCGGTGGACCCGCGGGCGCACGGGCTGACCGCGAAGACGTTCTCGCGCACCATCGCCCCGCTGTTCCAGGCCAAGGGGATGCTGCTCTACGTGGACGAGCAAACGGCCGACGTGAAGGCAGCCTACGCGCTCAAAAAGAGCATCACGCAGCGCCCTTGGCCGGGTGCCCTGCCGCCCGAAGCGAGCTACCTCGACACCTTCATCGACGAAGCGCTGGACAGCCTGATCGAGTCCTTCGAGACCCCTTGAATTTGCAATGTTGACTATCCTGAGCAATTTACTAAGGTTTTGCCAGATGACCGGCCTCACAGTCAACTCCGCGTTCCAATCTGAGCTTTCCGAAGCCGGGTCGATTGTGTTTTTGCCCGAGGGAACGCACCAGATCACCGCGAGCGTGGGCGGCAAGCCGAAGACGCTGACGGTCACCGTTGACGACCGGGTTCTCGCCTCCTTCGCCGACGACCTCGCCCGCCGGATGGAGTCCAACGTCCGGCCTTTCGCCGGGTTCGACCACAAACCGGGTGCTGCGTCGTTCATTCCGCAGGCTTTCCGCTACGAGCCAGGCGTAGGCCTGATGCTCGACGTGGATTGGACCAGCGCCGGCCGCGCAGCCATCGAAGGCCGCGACTACTCCTACTTCTCTCCCACCTTCCTCGTCTCAAAGGACGGGATCCCGACCGGCCTCACCGGCCGCGGCGAGATTGGCTCGCTGGTCAACGATCCCGCCTTCGAGGAGATCCCGCGCATCGCCGCATCTCATCAACCCCACGAACAAACCATGGATCATCTGATCGAACTCGGGCTTGTGGAGGCGTCCTGTGCGCCCGATCAAGCTCTCGAAACCGCCAAGGCCGCGCTCGCTTCCCTTCGTGAAGCCGCCGCGCAGGTCGAAACCGTCGAAGCCGCGAACATGGCCAAGAAGTCCGCCGAGGACGAACTCGAGGACATGAAGAAGCGATACGACGAACTCGAAGCCGCGAACAAGTCCCTGAAGGACGAACTCGCTGCCAAGGCGTCCGCCGCTGCCGACGCCGCCATCGAAGACGCCGTGAAGGCCGGCCGCATCGCTCCGCAGGACGAAGCGACGAAGGCGTTCTGGCGCTCCTCGATTGCCACTAACCCCGACGCGGTGAAGGCGCTCAACGCCATCCCGGTCAACCCTGCACTCTCTGGTCAAACGGTCCTCGCGGGCCGCACTGAAGAACCGCCCCAAGGCCCAGAACTCACCGGCCTCGCCCGTGTCGAAGCCGCTTTCAAAGCTCAATCCCAAGCCTAACATCCCATGCCCAACAACCTCACACTGCTTGACCTCGCCAAGCTCAACGGAGCCGACCCTGTCGTCGGACTCATCGAGGAAGTCGCCACCGCTTCGCCGGAGGTGACTTTGATCCCCGCCCGCACGATCCGCGGCACCTCCTACAAGACGGTGATCCGCAACAGCCGCCCGGCGGTTGGATTCCGCGCTGCCAACGAAGGCACCGACGCGACGAAGTCCAACTTCACCGAGCGCCTGGTCGAGTGCTTTATCCTCTCGTCCCGCATCGAGGTCGATAAGGCCGTCGCCCGCGGTTACGAGGACGGACCTGAAGCCCTGCAAGCGATCGAAGCCGCCGGCGTCATGCGTGCCGCGCTCTCGACCGTCGGCAGCCAGACGATCTACGGCACCGCCGCCAGCGCCAAGGGGTTCTTCGGACTCCAGGAGATGGTCGCCAGCTTCGGCACCGACCTCGTCGTCGATGCCGGCGGCACCACCGCTGGAACCGGCTCCTCGGTCTACGCGATCAAGGCAGGCGTCACCGGCGTCCAATACGTCTACGGCAACGGCACCACCTTCGACCTGTCTTCCTTCCGTGAAGGTGACGCGGTCGATGCCAATTCCAAGCGTTACGCCGCCTTCATCGCGGACCTCACCGCTTGGATCGGCTTCCAGTGCGTCAACAAATACGCCGTGGGCCGCCTGAAGGACGCCACCGCCGACAGCGGCAAGGGAGTCACCGACGCGAAGATCGCGGAGCTTCTCAGCAAGTTCCCGGTCGGCGAGCGTCCGACCCACCTGCTGATGTCCCGCCGCTCCGCGTTCCAGCTCCAGACCAGCCGGACCGCTACGCCGAACACCAAGCAGGAAGCCTTCACCGGCATCCTCCCAGGTGTCCCGACCGAGTCCTTCGGCATCCCGATCATCATCACCGACTCCATCTCGGACACCGAAACCCTTAGCTAATCGACCACCATGGCTTACGAATTCAACCGCAACCAGCAGGACGCAAACTACACCTCGACGGTGGCCATCGCCCAGGGCGGTGCCAACACCGCAGCCTTCGACCTCGAGCAGGCCGTCGGCGGTGACATCGAGAAGGTGGTTTTCGAACTGGCCGCCCCGGCTGCTGCCGGCATCACCTCCGGCAAGACCGTCAGCTACGAGTTCCAGGACTCGGCAGACGGCTCGAGCTGGGCCGCAACCGATCCGATCATCGTCACCGCGCAGATCGCAGATGGCTCCGGCATCGCTGCGAACACCGTCCGCTTCCGCCTGCCCGCCGACACCCGCCGCTACGTCCGCATCGCCCAGACGATGACCGCGAGCGCCGGCACCGTGAGCGGCAACATGGTGGCGAAGCTCCTGTTCTAACCGCACCGCATCCGACTGCGGCCCGCCTGTTCACGCGGGCGGGCCGCTTTCCTTTCCCACCTCGTGACCCATGGCTTGGATTTCCCTCAGCGTTGACAGCTTCCGCGACCGGCTCGGTAATGACGAACTCGACCGGCTGGTCGAAGAGTCGCCGACACCTGACGCGAAGCTCGCGGAAATCCTGTCGCAGGTCGCAGCGGAATTCGTCTCCCGCATCAATTCCGGCCGGCGGAAGCGTGGACTCGGGCCGCTGGTCAATACCGGGCTGAACATCCCGCCCGGAGCGCAGCGGCACGCCTACGCGATCGCCCGCCGTCTTCTCACCGACGCCTTCCCGTCGCTCGCCGAGTTCAACGGCGATGACCGGAAGCTCGCGGTCGAGGCCGCCGAGAATTTCCTCGACGACTTGGCCAACAACAACGCCGACGCCGACGATACCGGCGCGGCATCCTACGCCACCGCATCCGGCGCCGCTTTCCGCTACAGCGGGCAGTCGCTGATGGACTTCACCGGCAACCCCTGACCCATGGCATCGCTCATCCGGCAGATCGTGGAGGCCATCGCGGAGCACCTGCGGGACTCCGAGTATTTCCGCACCGTGCCGGTGATCCCGGTCCTCGTCGAGGACCAGAAGGATGTCGAGCGCGAGATCGTCAACGCCGCGCAGAAGACCGGCGCCTTCGTGATGGTCAACTTCGCATCCGGCGAGACCGACTCGGTGGACACGCCAGGCCCATACCTTTCGACCGCCACCTTCCAGGTCACCGTCTCGGAGATCCCGAGCATCTGGCGCAGCAAGGCGCGGCCAGGACCATCCTGCACCGAGATCGCCGAGGCCGTGGCCAGGCTGCTCCACCATGTCCAGCCGGCCGACCGCGACGACGCACCGCTTTCCGGCGGCGTGCTTCTCTTCGCCGGCATGACGCAGCAGGCGAACGACTCGATGCTCCAGCAGGCGCTGCAGTTCACGATCCCCATCGGACTTTCCAACATCAACCCCACCCGATAAACCATGCCCACCTTCGACCGCACCACCATCGTCCGCGGCCCGTGCAAGATCACCTACGACGGCGCGACGTTCTACTCCAAGGGCGGCGTCTCGCTGACGCTCACTAACTCGACCTTCGACAAGGAGACCGATGCCTACGGCGTCGTCGGCAAGTCGAAGACCGACCTCCAGATCGTCGTCGAGTTCGAGCCTGTCGGCGAGATCGAGTCGCTCACCGTGCTCTTCCCCTACGGCAATACGGCCATGGGTGCTTCGATCTACGGCGGCACCGACAAGCCGCTCGTCATCATCGCGGCGGACGGCACCTACACGATCAACAACGCGGCAATCACGCAGATGCCGAGCATCCGCTGCACCGCGAACAACACCGCCTTCGGCAGCGTGCAGTTCACCGGCCTGCTCGAGATCGGCGGCGATCCGGCCGCGCTGGCGGACTACTACGGCGTGACGGCCGGCGCTGCAATCGGCACCGCCTTCGACCCGACCAAGCTGATCACGGCACCGTATCAGGCCACGCTCGGCGCTATCGGGCCGTTCTTCTCGGAAGCTGGCTTCGAGATCAGCTTCGAGTTGGGCCTCAACCCGATCAGCGTGGACGGCATCGGCACCGTGGACATGAGCCTTCAGAACCTCGGCGCGACGATCACCTGCATCCCGACCGGGATCTCGAAGACGAGCTTCGATACGTTCTTCAACTCGCTGGACGCCGGCGAAGAGCTGGCATCGTCCGCGCTGGGGATCGAGACCGCGACCATCGGCGGGCTGGACTTCGCCTGTGCGGCCGTGCAGGTGCTCGACTTCCAGAGCCGGTTCTCGCCGGCTGAGAATCGCATCGGTCAGCTGACGCTCGCCGCGAAACGCACGTTCAGCACCGGCGATCCGGTCGCACTGTTCACGGTCGCCGCTGTCGTCTGATCCATGATCTGCAACCTCATTATCAGCGCGACCACCGTCGAACTGGCCGGGGGCCTCGGGCGCACATCCGAGACCTCCGGCCTGCGGATCGACGTGCAACCCGCCTTCGAGCGGGTGTCCTACATCGGCGTGAACGAGGCGCGGCAATACGCCCGGCCGGGTGCCACGGTGTCCGTCTCGTTCGAGTCCGCCCAGACGTTCGCCAGCCTGGCGGATGCCGAGACCTACATCCTCGGCCTGCCGGCCGACCTGATCGACCAGACCGGAGCGGTTGCCACCTTGGGGCATGAGGTCGTGACAATGACTGTTGCCGGGACTCTCTCGCCAGATGCCGCTGGTGTTTATCTGTTCAGAGGCGACCAGCAAGGAAGGCCATCCTATGAAAAAGGAACCTCCGGCGTTGTTGGATATTCGGAAATTTATTGGGACGCCGACATTTCCGAGTGGACAATTGCGCATCTGACTTCGCTTTCGCCAGTTGCAATCGACAGTTGGTCATCTTCATCCGATGTTGCCACGCCAGACCTCGCCACCGGTTGGACCGCAGTCTCGCCCGCAACCGGCACGCCTGTCATCACCGCCGGAACCACCGTCACGCCATCATTGACCATCTACGACGCGGAGGCCATAGTGTCGGCAGCCCACCAAGGTGCGACGGTTCGCCTTTCCGTCAACCTTTCCGGCCGCCTCACATCTCCCTGATCCATGGCATCGAAGAAGGTCAACATCCAGATCGACACGCGGGCCAACACCAGCGGAGCGAAGCAGGCTGAGAACGCCATCGACTCGCTGTCGAGCGCAAGCCGCCAGGCTGGGACCGCATCGGCGGCAGCGACCGCGGCATCGACGAAGCAGGCGGCAGGGACGAGCAAGGTGGGCCAAGTGGCGTCCGCCGCAGGTTTTCAGGTGCAGGACTTCGCCGTGCAGGTGGCCGGCGGCACCTCGGCGCTGACCGCCATGGCGCAGCAGGCACCGCAGTTCCTCGGGGTATTTGGTCCCGGCGGTGCCATCGCCGGCGCTCTGATCGCC